GATACTCAAGAACTTACCGATGATGAGATTTGGGAAAATGCTGGCAAAGCTACTGCAGAAGTTACACCTGACCCTGAGCCTGAACCTGAAAAGGTTGAGGAAGAGGATGAGCAGGAGACTATCGAGGTTGAAGAACCAGTTGCTGAAGAAGGGCCGTCTGACTCCGATTACGAGGTTGCGGAGGTAGAGGCTAAAGTTGAAGAAAAACCTAAGCACGATTACGAGAAGAGGTACAAAGATCTTGAACGTGAATTCCACAAGCGGAACGAAGAGTCCGCAAGGATGCGTGAAGAGTATCAGAAACTTCGACTTGAACGGCTTGAGTTAGAAAACAAACTTAGCAAAGCCCCACCGGAACCTAAGAAAGCACCTGAGCCTGATCCTTTTGAGTTAACTCCAGAGGAACAGGAGGTAGCGAAAGAGTTTCCTGACATACTTTCCGTAGCGCGGAAACAAGCACTACGAGAACTGTCAGCAAAAACCAAAGAGCTACCACTGGACAAACAGTCCGAAAGGATTGAAGAGCTTGAAAAGCGAATTCAAGCCTACCAGGAGCAACAGAAACGTGATTCAGATCACTTATTCATGGTTCAGAACATTGGTTCTGATTACAGGGATATAGATAGATCTGAGGAGTTTTACGATTTTGTCATGTCCTCTCCAATGCGTGAGCGGATGATGACGGAAAGCAAAGATCCAAAGGATTATGTTGCTGTGATGTCTGACTTTCTCGGAACCCCTGTTGGGAAGGCTAAATTTAGGCCGGACCCAGTGGAAGAACCGCAAGAAACTAAGACTAGCAATGTAGTTAAACAGCAACGCAGAAAAGCTGCCAGTGGGCTGGTCAAAAACAGTGCGCCAAGGCAGGAAAAACGAGTCGAAGATATGTCCCCAGATGAATTGTGGGACCACATTAAAGTATAAAGGAGGCCACTATGGCTATTAATGCAGGAACCGGAACACTAACCGGAAGCGCGTATGGTGATTTGTCTGCCCATGATGCTTACACCATACAGAAAAAAATGTTACCCATCGCCAAAAGATTGTTAACTTTTGGACGATTTGCTCAGAAGGAAGTTAAGGCCCAAGGTGAGGGTTTAGAAATCCGTCACAGAAGGTATGAAAGATTCCCTATTGTAGACACGCCAGTCGCAGAGGGCATCACACCGGAATTTGATGTTTTACAGCAGACTACACTCAAGCACACGCTGGAACAATTTGGATCTTTTGTTAATACAACTGATGTCCAAATGGCAGCAGCGTCGGACCCAATCGTTCAAATTATAACTGAACGTCAGGCGCAACAGTGTGGCGAAACTTTGGATTTCCTCAGTTACAAAACTTTTCGTGCAGGAACCCAACGTGGTTTCTCTAACGGAAGTGCAAGAAATACTCTTAGCACTACCATTGGTGGAGAGAACGGAACTTTTGGGGCTTCTGGTAACGCCGCATCTACTACTACTTTGGATGCAGCCATTCGTACTTTAGAGCGTAACGATGCAATGAAAATGATGGACCAACTAAATGCCGATGATGGTGTTGGAACGTCCGCAATTCGTGCATCCTACATTGCTATTTGTCACCCTGATCTAAGGGTTGACCTTGAGCGCATTCCTGGCTTTGTTTCAGTAGAAAACTATGCTGATCAAAGTGATGTAATGGATGGTGAAATGGGATCGGCTAGAGGTATCCGATTCATTGGAACCACTCAGGCTCAGAGCTTCAAGGGAGCCGGTGCTTCATCCACTGATGTTGTTAATACCGGAGGTTCCGCTGACGTTTATCCTGTCATTATTATGGCTCAGGATTTTGGCGGTTGTGCAACTTTAGGTGGAAAAGATTCCATCAAAAGTAAAGTTGTTGCACCTAAGCCTGGACCAGGAGATCCCCTCGGTCAGCGCGGAACAGTGGCATGGGAGACTTTTTACTCCTGTATCATTCTTCAGGATCTGTATTTGTACCGCATCGAGTGCTGTGCATCTGCAATCTAATTGACTTAAAAGTGGCTCCAATGGGGCCACTTTACTCTTTATATAAAACTTAAATTATATTTTGAAAGGTAATCATGGATTCTATCCAAGTTAGAGCTTCAAATATGCCCCAAACTTCGGCGCATACAGTTATTAATTTCAGTGACACTATTTCAGGTGGAAGTTTAATTGCTTCTAAAACCTATGATTTTGTCGTACCTCGTGGAACGATTGTAGATAAAGCTGTAGTTTTGTTTAAGACACAGTTTAATACCGGCTCTTCAGCTTCACTCACAATTGGTGATGTTACAACCGGAGATGCTATCTTAGCGGCTACAAATTTAAAGACCCAAACTGCTAACTCTTTAGTAGAGAGTCCAGTAGCAAAACGCTTCCATACTGTACAAGCATCTACCGATGGCGATACCAATGAAAGTGTATATGTAGTCCGATACACAATCGCTTCAGCCGGTTCAGTGCCTAGTGCTGGTCAAATGATCATCTGGTTTGATTTTAGATTTGATCCAGATACTGCATATGTCACCAAAACTTATGGTGAGACTTCTATAACAGAAGTTTAATTTAATTGAGGGGACATAACGTCCCCTCTTTAACCTTTTTTGGACATAACGTAAATGCCAGTTGCTGGCGGTTTAGTTAAGCAAGAACGTAAAGGCGGTCCTGTACTACAGGAGGCCAAACTATCCGGTGCTTATAAAGAAGCAGGACAAGGAATCTATACCATCGTCAGAGATGGTTTGGAGATGGCAAAGGAGGCAGAACCAACTGCGACTCCAACCGAAGGATGGTGCATAGTCGAGATACAACATGGGAGAGAAGCCTGGGACAATGGACCAGTACCCATCACTGTCAACTCATGGACCATTGTAGCACCCAGAGGGAAGCCTATATTCCTGCCAATTGAGCATCTCAATGTTTTATCTGATGCTGTAGAAACCAAGTATTTCCAACCTTCTATTACACAAAATCTTCAAGCTAGGCATGGAAGACGATTCGAGTTTCGAGTCATTGCTTGGCCCAAAGGATATGACAAGAAGCAGTTGGATAACGCAATGGAAAGGCATCAAGTCATTGAACTTGATCAGTGAACAGACAAGAACTTAGGCAGAGGGTTGAGGATTACTTACAGGACAGGGACAACAGACGTTGGACAGATGAAGAGCTTAATCGTTACATAAGCGATGCCCAGCGTGAGTTCATCCGTCTTGTAGGTTTTCCGCATGTAACGGCTGAAGTTGAATTCTCAGATGGGGTTCCTAAAGCCGGAACGCTTTCCTCAAACGGCAAGACCGCAAAAGTTGTTACTTCAACATCTCATGGTTTACTCACCGGAGATGCAGTCTATATCAACCGATGTGATCAAGCTGTCTTCAGTGGAAGCAAAGTAATAAGGAAAGTGAATGATACTACATTTACCTACCCTATTGCGAGTGCGACTACTGTGTCCGATAGTTCGATTGTTTACTACAAGATTGGCCCCAAGATAACTAAACCATCAACAATTGAGAAGATTGTCCATGCTGAGATAGAGGGTGTTCAGTTGATGATCCTTACTGAAGGCGAGTTAAATGCCGCAGTGTGGAGGACAACCACTACAGGACAGTTTATCGAAGGTGTTTTTGGGACAGTACCAAATCCCTTTACAACCATTCAAACCACTCTTACCGGCACAGGTGCTTACACCGAAAGCTGGAGTGAAAGAGAAGGGCATATAGAAGCGATTGTCTTCAATAATATGACCCAAGACAACTTCAGAATTTGGCCTTTACCAGCGAACAACGAGAACTTTTTCATGGACAAGGATGTCACATTGAAGGTCTCAGATCTGTCACCAACAGTAGCAGAAAGTAATCTCAGCGGTACTTGGCAAGTAGACAAAAGTTACCCACTTATTTCAACAGCAAATGGTGACACGATTGCGACATCAGGAGATGGTCTGGAAATAGCGTTTTCCGCAACAACTGATTCAAGTGGTAATCCTACGTTTTCTATAACTGATGAGGGTGCAGGATATGATTTTGGTGACACTATAACAATCACTGACCCTGGTAATACTAGTAATACTGCAACGCTTA